CGCAGGGCCAGATGAGTTTAAATATGACACAAGCATTGACACTTTTACTGCTTACAAACGTTATATATCGAGCAAACCTTGGGCTGCATCTAATTATCTTCGTGACCCATCCAGAAAACCAGATTGGCTATGACTAAGTTAATTGAAAAGAATGACCCACGTTACTTCTCACAGACAAGTGACTTGCCATTTGACAGACATCATTATAAGATAGTTCACAAAGACCGTTCTATCATATTTGAATCTTGGGATGAGGTTCAAGAGTGGTGGTGGAACAATTGTAGGCTACCAACGTTTGATGCCGTTGTACACGTTATTGACAAACCAAAGACTAAGAAAAAGTCCAAAGGATTTTAATTATGAAACACATTACCAGAGAGGATTTTATCCAAGAATACTGCGAGTATGTAGTAGATAAAATGGATGAAGAGACCCTCAAGAACATTGCTAGAGTCACATTGATAGCAAACATCAAACCAGAAAGCACATACGCTGAATGGGAAGATTATGTGGCACAGATGCCCTCGAAACATACAGTGGAGGATCTACTTGCACTAATCCAACCTTCTGTAAATATGGTGGCGAATACAAATGAGGGATGAATTTATATGGGTAGAAAAGTATAGACCAAAAACTATAGATGATTGTATTCTTCCAGAGAGTACAAAGAAAACATTTCGAGAGTTTTTAGTAAAGGGAGAGATTCCTAATCTTTTACTTGCAGGCCCGCCTGGTATAGGAAAGACCACAGTTGCAAAAGCATTGTGTGCTGAACTTGGTGTTGATTGTTATGTAATTAATGGATCAGATGAAGGTAGATTTCTAGATACAGTTAGGAATCAGGCGAAGAACTTTGCTTCTACTGTATCGTTGATGGATGCGGATAGGAAACATAAAGTAATCATAATTGATGAGGCTGATAACACAACTCACGATGTTCAACTTTTACTTCGTGCAAACATTGAAGAGTTTTATGGTAATTGTAGATTTATATTTACTTGCAATTATAAGAACAAAATAATTGAACCACTTCATTCAAGATGTGCAGTAATTGAGTTTAGTGTTAAAGGTAAAGATAAGTCAGCTATTGCAGCACAGTTCTTCAAACGTCTAGTTTCAATACTAGAACTTGAAGGTGTTGAAGCTGACAAGAAAGTTCTAGCAGAACTAATCAACAAACATTTTCCTGATTGGAGGAGAGTGTTAAATGAATGTCAAAGACATTCAGTTGGTGGTAAGATTGATTCTTCAATTCTTGCTAGTTTCTCTGAGGTTAACATAAATGATCTTATCAAAAATCTTAAAGAGAAGAAATTCCCAGAAGTCAGAAAGTGGTGTGTCAATAATCTTGACAATGATCCTTCTGTACTTCTTCGTCGTGTTTACGACGCTTTATTTGACACTCTTGAGGGTGCTAGTATAGCAGCTGCGGTATTGATAATCGCCAAGTATCAGTATCAAATTGCCTTTGTGGCAGATCAAGAGATTAACCTTTTGGCGTGTATGACCGAAATCATGGTGGAGTGTGAATTCAAATGACCAAATCAACTTTTGCTAAAACCAAAGCACAAATAAAATCCTCTAGATACTATCTGTTCTGGGGTGCAGCAACTATTGCCGTTGTTGTTGGACAAATCTATATTGGTAATGGATACCGTAGGATGGCAGACACAGGCGACGCTATATCTGCGGATATTAATTTACTCATAGAGGTTCTTACAACACCTAAACCCAGAACTATGCCTGTTCCAGGCCCAAGGTATCAAACTGAACCTGAGTATGGTATGCCTATTATACAATGATTTTAAGTGAACTTGACGCTGCCTACGCAGCAGATAAATTTATTAATTATTTCTCTAATACAGGAAGAATTGATGAATACCTTCGTAATGTAAAACTAGATCGCATGGCACAATTACCTGTACCTTTATTTGGTATGGGGCCAGAGGATGATCTATTCACTGATTTTGATATGCACCCTGACGATATGCAGATCAAAATCTTTCCCGCTGGAGAAAAGAATGGATTTAGTAATGAATACTTTAATGAAAGATTAGAGATTACTACATCACATGCTATAGAGAAATCTGTGCCAGGAAAAGCTCTAAAGTGGATTGTAAAAGAGACCACTACAGATAAGACTATCGGATTTGTTAGATTTGGATCTCCTACTATAAATTCTAAACCTAGAAATGATTGGTTAGGTAATGTACCAGAATTAACTAGGTTCAATAGACACGCTATCATGGGATTCATTATTGTTCCCACCCAACCATTTGGATTTAATTATCTTGGTGGTAAACTTTTAGCGATGTTATGTTGTTCTCATCTTGCTAGAGAGACTTTGAACAAGAAATATAATGCAGATATTTGTTTGTTTGAAACTACATCGTTGTATGGAACAACAAAATCATCATCTCAGTATGATGGACTCAAACCATATCTTAGATACAAAGGATTAACTGTCAGTGATTTTACTCCTTTGATACATGACTCTATATTCAAAGATTTGAATAGATGGTTCACCGATAGAAACAATAACAAGCTTCTAGTAAAGGAAGACGCTTCTAGTAGAAAGTTAAAGATTCAAACAAAGATGATCTCAATTATCAAGAAGTGTTTGAATAATCCTGAGAAATTAAAGCAATTCAATGATGCCATACTTTCCGCTAAGAATCTAACACAACAAAAAAGATTCTATATGTCTACCTATGGGTTCAGTAATTCTAGAGAGGTTATTCTAGGTGAACAAGATAAGTTAATTAAGGCAGAGAACTACGACAGATTTGGAGTAGAACAGATAATTGGTCATTGGAAAAAGATGGCTGGAAAGAGATATGCTAAACTAAGAGATGAAGGTAGATTAAGAACCAAGCTAGAAACTTGGAATACTAATCCAGATGAAATAGATATTATTAGATGATATGGCAGATTTAAAAGATTGGTTGAACTCCATCAACCTAAACAAGCAAGATATCACTGTTGAAGATCCACAGTTGATTAAGAAGTATGCTCCTTTTATAATCAACAAGTGCATGTCAGCACACCTTGATTGCATCATGTTCGCTAATGAAATGAACTTAAATGCACACTTGGCCAAAGACCTTCAATATCAATTTTATCTAAATAGTATTAGGAAAAGAAAGAGATTCTCTCCGTGGCTCCGAAAAGATAAGATCAAGAACCTTGATGTTGTCAAATCATACTATGGTTATAGTAATGAGAAAGCAATCCAAGCATTGAAAATTCTTAGTAAAGAGCAATTGGATTACATTAAAGCGAAAATTGACGTTGGAGGTACAACATGAGTGGGTTTACTGAACCTGATATTGCTTGGTCACAGGATCAAATGATAGAGGTCACGTTGAATGAACCTGATGATTTCTTAAAAGTTAGAGAAACTCTCACTAGAATTGGTGTAGCTTCTAGAAAAGAAAAGAAGATATATCAATCATGCCACATTCTTCATAAGCAAGGTAGATACTATATCGTTCACTTCAAAGAACTGTTTGCATTAGATGGAAAGTCAGCTAATCTTTCTATCAATGATGTTCAACGTCGTAATAGAATTATTACTCTGTTATCTGATTGGGGATTGATCACTATTATCAATTCAGAGTTGATTACTGATGTCGCTCCATTAAACCAGATAAAAGTTCTTTCTTATAAAGATAAAGGTGATTGGACTCTTGAAACTAAGTATAACATAGGTAAGAAAAAGAAAGTGGTACAAACGTCTCCGAGTGCTTTTGTAAAAGCAGATTGACGGTTATTACCAAGATCAAATGGGGGTTTATACGACCCCCTTTTTTTGTGTTTTGTGGTTAAATAGTAGTGTCGCCGTAAGGGACACAATTCACACTCGCTTTTAAAGGAGAACCAAATGGAAATTCAAAGATACCGTACTGCCAATCTTCCAGACTTGATGGATAAGATCTCGAAGAATTCAATTGGCATGGATGATTACTTAAATTCATTCTTCAATTTTGATACAACACCGAACTATCCTCCATATAATCTTATCCAATTAAACAATGTTGAGTCTCGCCTAGAGATAGCACTGGCAGGGTTTAATAAAAAAGAAATCAAAGTCTATACCGAATACGGAAGACTCATGGTAGAAGGGAACAAAGAGGATACAGAAGACGCTGAGTATGTCCATAGAGGACTAGCTCAAAGAAACTTCAGTAGAGCTTGGACAATATCAGAAGATACAGAAGTCCGAGAGGTTCAATTTAAGGATGGACTTCTTACCGTAAAGTTGGGTAAAATAGTTCCAGAGCATCATGCAAGGAAAGATTATCTATAAAAAGTATTAAGATTGTAGTGCATTATACCTATTGTCAGGATCTCCGAACATAAATATGTTACAGGAGGTAAAGACAAATGCTAAACATCAAGTTTACATTGGAACATCCAATAGTTCCAGAATTTGATCCAGAAATCCACGATCCAGATGAGGTGTTTGCACTTCTCTGCTACCGAGGAATTCATTACGCCAAGTGGTGTAACATCAAGATACTTTTTCAATAATACACAGGGGGTTGACAAACCCCCTTTTTTATGTCATTATATAAATGTGCCTGATCAGCACATCGGGAGTGACTGAATAAACTTACTGGCATATAGCTGGTTAAGGTGATGCGACAGGGGTGGTGCCCGCTGCTGGGAACAGTAGAATCGAAAACCAATCGGGTCGTAGGCTGAGGTGTATTTCTAAACTGTAGAAATGCCCGCCTCTTGTTGGTACACAGGAATCCAACCTCCCTCTTCATTAATAAATAAGATGCAATGTCAATAAAATTAGTTCTACTGAAGTCCAACGAAGAAGTTATAGCAGATGTGAAAGAGTTGGTAGATGAGAATGATAAACCCATCTTTATAGTTCTTGAAAACGCCTATTGTTGTAAATTGATTGAAGATCCAGTAATGCTTACCGAAGGTAAAGAGGAAACTGAAACACAATACAGCGTACAATACTATCCTTTTATGCCTCTATCAGATGAGAAAAAGATATCCATAGATCCTAGTTGGGTCGTAGCTATAGTAGAACCAAAGAAAATGGTCAAAGAATCTTATGAGGCAAGAATGAATGGAACAGGAAATTAAAATAATAGTATTAGTAAATGGCGATACTTTGATATCAGCAGTAGAAGAAGTTGCAGCATTAGATATTGGTGATCCCAACTGTAAAATGATATCACCATATAAAATAGTCGGTAAAGAAATGTCGCCTTGGTTAGGAGATCTAACTGATGATGTTGACATTATGATATGTTCTGATAAAATATTATCATTAGTTGAACCACACAAAACATTAGTGGATTCATATTTGAAGTTAGCTACTAAAGAATGAAGTTTTATACAAATGTCTTCCAGATCGGCAATAGTATGCTGGTTAGAGGGTATGACAATGGAAGACATTTTGAGGACAGGGTTGAGTTTCATCCCACATTCTATGTGCCAACAAAAAGAAAAAGAAGTAAATGGAAAACACTTGATGGTCAGTTAGTAGAAGCTGTCAAACCAGGCACTATCAAAGATTGTAGAGAGTTTATAGATAAGTATTCACAGGTTCAAAACTTCAATGTGTATGGCAATGAAAGATATGTCCATCAATATATCTCTGAAAACTACCCAGAAGACGAGATCAAGTTTGATCTAAACAAAATTAAATTAGTTACTATCGACATCGAGGTTGCTGCAGAGAATGGCTTTCCCGATGTCTTTAATGTTGCAGAAGAACTATTACTAATCACGATACAGGATTATAATACGAAGTTTATT